TGGCCCTGTTGATGGTGGCCGTCTACGTGCTGGACAAGTTTGGCGTGTTTGAGGCCATGCTTGTCACAATAATTAGAGTAAGGAATTACCTAGCACTGAAGATTTGGCTGCTGGGTGCCCTGTGGTGTGCCTATTGGTTTTTACCGATTGATGCGCAGAGGATATTGTTTCCGGCTTTCTTACTCTTTTATTTTATCTTTCCTCTTGTTGTATTGGATTCCATTGTCACTTATTGGAACAACAGGAGGCTTCTCATGGCAGCTGCAGCGTTTGAAGCGCTCTGCCTGGGAATGCCGGTTGATGGGAGCATACCGGAAGATGTCATGGAGTTCGTCTGGCCTAATACGCCGGAGGACCCATGGTCAGCATTGAAGACCACATTGCTGACGGCGCCTAGGTTAGTTGTGCTCTTCGCACCAAACCCAAGGCGCGGCGGTTCATCGAGAAATGGGCAGATGAGAGTCAACAACAAGGACGGCACGTTCACGGTGCATGTCCAAGGACGAACTTTCAATTGCATACATATTATTGGTGGACGCTTTGTCCACGTGACAGGTGATGGGTGGGGACAACCAGTGGGGTTTTTCCACCACCATGTGACACCTGTTGACGACGGATGGGACATGCATGTATTCCAACATGCGTTTTCCTCCGGACGGATGGGCATAGGACGCGTTCATGAGTTGAGCGTGCCTCTGGGTGTTTTTAGGGTGACTGTTGATGGTGAGTATGCTATTCACTATGAACCGACCGGCAATCAGCTTGTGAGGATTAGCCCAATCGGAGTCCCCCACACCGTGAGTGTTCCTATCGTCATGTGGCTGGCCCTTAAAGAGAAGAAGAAGATCTCTGTGTATGAGACTCAGACCATCCTATCATCTGAAAGGTGGAAGGAACTGGGGCTCCGACCGATTGAGAAAGATGACGCTCAACTGGTCGTTTCCGCGAGTGGGGTGGTCGTGACTGACCCCTCGGTCCTGCGGTATACGATGAGTGACTATTCTTTGGGCCAGGATGAGCTTGGCCGTGAGGCGGGACATGTCATTTCAGGACATGCTGTTGATGCGAACGGGTTGTTCCCACGGATGGGACTTCCAAATGAGATCACTTCTGCTCAAACACGTTTATTGTGTTTCCAAACGGCAGAGGTTCTCATGAAAGAGGTAGACGTGGAGATGACCGTGGAAATGTTCGACATCATCAGCGAGTTTGTGACAATCCTGCCACATGGCCTTGTCGTGCAAGGGGTGGAGGAGGTTGAGTTGAGGCAGACCAGGCCTGGACAGCGGCGTCAGATTGCTGACACGCTCGTTCGCGGGTTTGATCCCAGATCGAAGGCACAGATGACCAAAGCGATGCTGAAGCTTGAGTCATATGCTGAGATTAAGGAGCCACGTACCGTTTTGAACGACGATGGCCCTCATAAGCTTCCCTACAGTCAGGTGTGTGGAGCCATTGCTGCGGCGTTGAAAGAGTACCCGTGGTATGGATTTGGCCACGCTCCTAGAGCCACAGCTGAACGCGTGGCTCGCATCCTCAGCAGAGGTGATTTTGCTGTGGAGACTGACTACTCCCGATACGACGGGCGCATTCTCAAACTCTCGCGCGTGGCATGCGCGATGGCGCTGGAGAGGATGTTTGGCGGAACAGGTTGGCTAAAGTGGGTTATGACCCTCTACGAGAATAGCGTGGCTTGTAACGCCGTTTCCACCAATGGTTTCCGGTACTATACTGGATACTCACGTCTCACGGGATCTCCTGAGACATCGGTGATGAACACCCTCTTCAATGCTATTGCAGTATACTATGCGCTGCGTAGGTGTGGGATGGAGACCATTGACACGTTGGCCTATTTTGACAACTGTGTCGTGGTAGCCGGGGACGATGGACTCATGTCGTTCCCAGGACAGCCTGATTTGGCACGATACGAGGCGGCCCTTGTTGAATGGGGCCTCAAAGTCAAAGCCAATCTCAGAAGTAGACAGAACGGCGATCGTTGCAGCTTTTTAGCGAGATGGTACTCCCCAGTGTGGGGGGACCCCAACTCCTGTTGTGATTTTCGCCGCCAGCTGCCCCGTTTGCATCTGAGTGCGAGTGCTGCCCTCAACCAAGTGACACCCGAGGAAGAATGTTTTGCCAAGGCGTTGGCCATTCTAACGAGCGACGCGGAGACTCCGGTCATTGGGCATTGGGCCCGTACCGTTGTGCGGTTGTATGGACAGGATCCAAACCGTTTTCTTCCCTATTCCGACGATCTCTACCATGCGGTGGATGCCATGGTCAAACGGGAGGAGACACGCAAGCTCATGCCCTGGCAGATGGATGTCCTAGGCATGACTCGGGGTGAAGATTGGTATCCCAACACGTATGAGGTCTGGATGGAGGACCTCCTTTGTGTATCCTATGATGGAAGAGTATCAACGGAATCTCTCCATGAGTACATGTCCGCTCTGGACAGTTGCGCGACTTTTAAGGACTTGGATCTCGTGCCAAGTCTCGTGCCGTTCAGCATGTCACTCGAGTTGCCCAAAGGGGCGGTTGTCACTGTTGATGGGATTTACGGACCCATCCCTGACACCCCCTTAGCGGCGGCTCCCATGCAGGTGAAATCCCCTGTGCCACAGCATAAGCTCCGCGGGAGTATAGCTGATGGGCGCGGTCGGCCGAAGGGCCGACGTGCCCGAGCGCGCAAGGCGGGTGAGCGACGAGCATCTCAAAGCTCCGCTCCCACTTCG